AGAACCATAGGGAGCGCGGTGAGTCCTGTCGCCGCGCAATTGGTCACAGGGCTTGTGGATTTGGGCAATGCTCATATCACAGCCTACGGTCCCCACGGGCAGATCATGTACGAGATCGGGGACGCAACAAGTGCGGCTGATGCCGCCAACCGCACATGGGTTCTCGGGATGGATAACGCGCTCGACGATCTGGATCGTTTTCCCGACGCTGCCGACGGAGCCGTTGACGGCCTGAATGACCTTACGGCGGCCTGGCTCACCAATCAAATAGCGGCGGGGAGCGCCGGTCTACAGATGGACGTTGTACGAGAGGCCATAGCCTTCCTTGCGGCACATCCCGACATTCGGATCGACATGACTGTGCTGACAACCTATCTCCAGACTGGCGGGGCGTTGGGTATTGGCGGCGGCTACGACACCACAAGCATGCCCATCGTGGGCGGTGGTGGCGAGGCCTACGGTCCACCCGGCGGATGGGCCGCTTGGGCGGCTGCACATCCAGGGGAATTCTGGGGTGGTGCACAAGGCGGCGCCTTCGACGTCATAGGTCCGGCGGGCGTCGACCGCGTGCCGGTGGGCTTCATGGCCACGGCGGGCGAGCGGGTGATCGTCCAGACGCCTGAGCAACAGCGACGGGGCGGAGGCGGGCTCACGATCAATGGCGGCCTCAACGTCTACACCGAGCTCGACGAGCAGATCCTGCTGTCGAAGTTCCGGAGGCTCCTGACCTGACATGGGACGCGCCGATCCAGTCCGATCCGACGGGGAATATGCGCCGCCCCGAGAGCGCCAGGCCAGCCGGGCCGCGTGCACCTCGTGTGACGCCTACGCCGAGGCGGTGCTCAAGGGCCGCACGGCGAGCCAACGCCAGCGGATCCTCGAGTGTGTCCGGGCCTCGGCCGTCCCGCTCACTCGCCGGCGGATCTCGAAGTCGACGGGCATCTCGATCAACGCGGTCTGCCCGGCTGTGCTCAGCCTCCTCGGGGCCGGCCTCCTGCGCAAGGCCTACGAGGATGTCGACCAGGGGAGCCAGTCCAAAGCGCAGTTCCTTGAGCCGGTGACGCCGGCGCCGGTCCAGAGGAAGTTCGTGTGGCCGGAGCCGAGTCGTGGCTGAGATCGCAGTCTGCTCCTTTTGGTTGAGGGCGACATGAGGGCCAAAGCGGTCAGCTATGCAGGTCAGGCCGATTACATCATGGTGCATCGCCACATCCTGGAGAAGTATGGCAACATGGTGGCGCTCGTGTATGGCCTGGTCGAGCGACGGTGCGGGGGTAAGCCCTCCGGCCGGTGCTTCGAGTCGGTTCGCAACCTGGCTAAGTATCTGCGCATGGCTGAACGCACGGTGAAACAGGCCCTGGCCGAGCTTGTGGAAGCCGGCGAGATCGAGCGCCGCAGCAGGCCCGGAATGTCATCTGCTTACACCATGGTGGAGCCTACCCAGGTCGAATTGAGCCTGGGTCAGAATGAGCCCGGCACCTGGGTCAGAACGAGCCCGGCACCTGGGTCAGAACGAGCCCGGCACCTGGGTCAGAATGAGCCCGCGAAGAAAGTACTTAAGAGACTCTCAATAGACTCTGAAGAAAAAGAACAAGTACGTGCTGGTGATTCGCCTGCGAACCGATCAAAAGCCGATCGGCTCGCAGGGGATCATCGAGTTCTTGACATCATGACCGGGCTCGGAATCAGCGATGGCCAGGCCCACAGGCTCTCGATCCACTTCACCCCCTCAGAAGCTGAGGCGCTGGCCGACGTGGCCAGACGCCACGAGCCCGATGATCTCGGCGCGTATGCCGCCCGGCTATTCCGGGACCATTGCCAGGGGGCCCGAAATGAGTGACGAGGTGACGTCGCCGAACCCAACGGCAGTTCATCAGTGGGACGTGATAGCGCCGCCGATCGTTTCCGCGGAAACGGGCCAGGCGGCAGCGGCCCAGGCCTTCCGGGATGGACTGCCGGGAGGGATCAAGAAGGCTGTCATGGCAGGGCACGCAGCCTATCGAGCAGTGGTGGAGCTGGGGGCCGAGCCCGGCCTGGCCATCAAGGCGGCCCTGCTTCTGACGTCGGGAGAGGAGCGGCCCTACCGCACAAGCGCAGACGCTTGCAGCTGCGCCTGGGCGTGGTACCACCCCGGGCAGGCCTGCAAGCACAGCTTGGCATTGCGGCTAGGCCAGGCGGCCGAAGGGACCAAACCGTGATCTGGCGCACATGGAGTCATCTGCTGGCCCTGGCGGCCGGTGGGGGGTATGGGGGGTCAAAAGTCTGGTACCGACAGCCCCCCGCGGACCGAGTGGCAGTGTCGCGCACGCGTGCGCGTAATGCTGGAGCGTTTTTGAAATCAGAGAATAAGGCATGACCACAGGCAGGAAGCCAAAACCTACAGCACTGAAGCGGCTCGCCGGCAATCCGGGACGTCGACCTTTGAACGATCGAGAGCCGCAGCTGGCGCGTGCAATCCCTGCCTGCCCACGGACCCTGTCGGCGGGTGCGAAGCGGCAATGGAAATACCTGGCGATTCGGCTGTACAACATCGGGGTCCTGACCGAGATCGATCAGTCCGTACTCGCTGCGCTGTGCGCCGAATGGGACACATGGCAGAAGGCGAAGGCCCAACTTGCCAAGCACGGCATGCTCTCGCTGACGGCCGGCGGCAGCTTCAAACCTTCGCCCTACATCACGATCTCCAACCAGGCGATGGCCAACATCCTCCGCCTCCTCGCCGAGCTGGGGATGACGCCTTCGAGCCGGACCCGGGTGAAGGCGGCCAACATGCAGCAGATGAGTCTCGCGGATCTGCTGTTCGAGAAGGCGAGTGAGAAGACCGGCACAGGAGGCCCCCGATGAAGAGAGAGCTCACGCTGGATCTGTCGGAGGTGGAGACGGGCGAACTTACGCGAGCCGCGCTAATGACTATGGGGCTGGCTAGGGTCCCTCTAGGCCGCCGCCGTCCATTCCTTGCTCGCCTCATGTCTGCAGTCGGCCGGGCATTGCTCTCTGAGCTCCGGGTGCGCGGGCTTTTCGGGGCGCCGTCGACATCGGCAACGGTCAAGCTCCCGGCGCCCATGACTGAGGCGGACCGGGTCTTAGCGCTGCGGGAGTTCCGCTCTTTAGCTTGGCGGGGGGCGAGGACCGGAACGACCGCGAGCTTGATTTTCAAGACGATCGCCCAGGCAATCGCCGAGCTGGAACTTGCGCCGGCAGGGTGAGGCGAGGAGCTGCAGGAGGAATCAATGTACCCGAATGAGGTAGTGGCCAGGCCCGAGGGCCTCAAGGTCCCGGAGGGTTTCCAGCGACGCAGCTTTCCCTTGCGGGAGCTGCGCGTCGAAGCGGTCGACGGCAAGCCACGGCGGATCATCGGCTACGCGGCTATGTTCGATGTGCTGAGCGAGCCGCTGTGGGGCTTCCGGGAGAAGATCCGCAAGGGCGCCTTCAGCAAGACGATCCAGACAGCCGACGTCCGGGCCCTGTTCAACCATGACGAGAACTACGTGCTCGGCCGCAGCAAGGCCGGCACCCTCAAGCTGTGGGAGGACAACACCGGACTGGGCATCGAGATCGTCGTGCCCGACACGCAGTGGGCCCGCGACCTGGTCGTGACGATGGAGCGCGGCGACGTCGACCAGATGAGCTTCTCCTTCCGGGTAGTGCGGGAGGACTGGTCGCACACGCCCGATCAAGAAATCCGGACCTTGATCGAGGTCGAGCTGCACGACGTCTCCCCCGTGACCTTCCCGGCCTACACCGAAACCATCGCCCAGCTGCGTTCGGTGTTCGGCATCAAGTTCCCCAGATTGGGCAATGCCCTGAGGCGGCTCGAGGCCGGCACTGCGATGGAGGCCGATCGTCGTGTACTCGGTCAGATGGTCCGCGATGTCGAACGGCGCCTCCCGGGCGACCTGGCGCGGCGGCGCCGCGAGCTTAAAGAGGCCGAGCTGCCGGCCGGGCTGGTCCGGATGCGCCGCGAGCTTGAGCTCGCCGAGAGCGAGGTCTCAGGCGTCGAGGCGGCGGACCCGGGCAATGCCCGGAGGCGTCGCCAGCTCAACCAGCTCGAGCTTGACGAGGAGCCGGCGTCTGAGCGATCCGCAGCCAGGCTAGAAGAGCGACGCTCGACGACGGAGCTCGAGAGCCTGCTTGAGAGGCAGAGCGGCCTGATAGCGAAAGGCATGGCGATCGTCGGCAGAACCTTCGAAGGGAAGCGCTGGATCCGCTACCTGTCCACCGAAGAGTCGGCCGAGTGCGACGAGATCATGGCAGAAGCCGCCGGTGTGGGTAAGAAGATAGAGCGCATTCTTTCGGCCGCGAAGCGCGTTGAATGGGAGAAGATCCACGGCCCATCGAGCCTAGGCATCCACTAGCCGCCAGCTCGAGTTGGCCGAACGATCGTAGCCCAAAGGGGAGGGCCGAAGCTCCCCCCCCCGAGGATCGTAAAGGAGAACGCCATGGGCGTTCGTGGACCCCGCGGAGTGGAACTTTTACAGGGTGAGGCCTTCACGCTCGAGTCCTCATCGGCGCATGTGACTATTGTGGCCAACCAGGCCTGCCTGAATCAGTACACCGTGAAGGGCGAGCGCAGCCGGTTCGTGTTCCTGCTGGATCTGACGGCCGCGGCCAACCTGGTCGGCGACACGCTGGACGTCTTCATCGACGCTCTGGCGCCGACTGGCGCGACCTGGCTGAATGCGGCGCACTTCCCGCAGTGCCTGGGGAACGGCGGGGCGAAGAAATACTTCGCCATCCTGGACGCAGCCAACCCGGGCACCGCCTGCTTCGATGTGACGGCGGACGCGGCGGTGAACACGGTGCGGCCGGCGCTCTTCGGGAGCGACTTCCGGGGGCGCTACACGGTCGCCGGCGGCGGCGCGCAGAGCTTCACCTTCAGCCTGAGAGTGTACGCCGTCAGCCCCGGGGTGCCCTGAGCTGCAGCGGGGGATGAGGCAATGCGAATCAAGATGCTGGTGAATGTCACCGGCGGGAGCGGAGCCTACGAGCAGGGCCAGGTGGTCGACGTCCCGAAGGCCGAAGCGCTGGCGCTTGTGCGGCGCGGCTGGGCAGTCCTGGCCGGGCCCGTTTCCGTGGAAACGGCCGGCGGCGGGCCCGAGCTCGAAGCGGCCGCGCTGAGCGGCCCGGAAGAGATGGCACTAGAGCCGGCGCCGCGCCGGAAGGGGAGGTTTTGAGATGGCCCGCACGTTCGGCGCTGCGCCCATTCTGCCGCATGACCTCGGCACGAGTCCTATCCTCGAGGCAGTCCTGCAGCTTCTGGTATTGCTCAACGGAACGCGGAAGGATCTCGCCGCCATTCAGGGGCTCGTGCCGCCGGAAGGTGCCGCGCTGGATAGGTTGCTCGGCTCCGCCGAAGGCCGGGTCCACCAGCTGCGGGCTCTCAACCCGCCGCCCGGGATGCGCGGCCTCTTCGACGGTATGCTGCCGCTGCTCGAGATCTGGAAAAGCAGTCTCGACGCGATCCGGGCAGGCGATCTGTCAAGGGCAAAGGCCCTCGCCGGCGACGTCGGCCGGAAAGCAGATGGGTTCGCATACTTGTTTCAGATCAACCTTTCGCCTCGAAGCGGTGCCCTCCGGACTTCGACGAAAAGGCATAGCTACCTCAATTGACCGCCCAGCCCGGGCGCGGCAGAAGTGGATCTCCGGGTACAGATAGGGACTGAGCTTTTGCAAGGCGCGGCCCAGGGCCATGGACAGGGGCCTCGGGCCGACAGTGAGAAAGCATGACGGCGATCGTTGGGCTTGCACAGGACCGGCCGGCGAGAATGGCCAAGGTGGCCGCCCTCTGGCCCTGTGCTTCGGTTGCGCCGGCGGATCTGAGGCCGCAGCCTGCAGAGCGGCTGGCGGCCCTGGTGGCGGCCTACAGCATTCTCCTGGCCGCGCTCAAGCGGCGCAGGCCTGGCGCGTGAGCATTCTGTCCCCTTGCATGTGGGGGACCCTGATCTACAATGGGCGGCCATGAGCCCACGGGCGGCTATCTACATTCGGGTCTCGACGGACGACCAAGCCGATCCCGGCCTTGCCAGCCTTCCCCATCAAGAGGCCGAATGCCGCAAGTTGGCCAACCGCCTTGGCCTGACCGTCATAAGCATCTACCGGGATGAAGTCTCAGGGCAAACGACGAACCGGCCAGGGCTCCTCAGGCTCCTGGCCGACTTGCCGGAGACAGACGCGGTGTTGGTCTACGACATCACCCGCCTTGGCCGCTCCCGGGCGGTCCTCTCGAGTCTTCGGCAGATCTTCGACGACGCGCACGTATCGCTTCGGCTGGCGCGGGGTGACACGGCGGAACTGGACGATGAGGCCGCCCCCATCCTCGAGGCCGTAGGCGATGCTCTTTCTGAGATCGAAATCAAGCGGCTCGTCCGGCGGTCCCGTATAGGCAAGCTGGGCAAGGCCAGCCGCGGCCTGTGGCCAGGATCCGGCCCGAGGCCTTATGGCTACAAGGTCGACAAAGGCGCCCTGGGTGGTCTCCTGATCATCGAGGCAGAGGCCGAGGTCGTGCGTGGGATCTTCACCGGCTTCCTCGGGGGGGAGAGTATTCGCGGGGTGGCCAGCCGGCTGACGGCGGAGGGCGTCCCCTCCTACCACGGCGCCGGCTGGGGTAGTTCTGCGGTCGGGGGGATCCTGAAGACGTCCCTCTACTACGGCGATGGCGTCTACAACCGGACTCGCACGCACGACGACATCCTCACCGACCGCGACCCTTCCGAGTGGATCCACTTCAGGGCGCCAGCGATCGTCTCCGAGTTGACTTGGCAGGCGGCTCAGCAGCTGCTCGGGGAGAGTGCGAAGCTGCGGCGGAGACTCCCGAAGCAGGACCATCTCCTCAGCGGCATGATTGTCTGCTCCGACTGCGGCCATGCCTACGTTGCCCAAAAGGGCCGCAGCCCCTCGGCTGTCTCTTACAGGCACCGCGCCGCCCAATGCCTGTATCGGCACCTCGCAGCCCGGAGGCTCGAGCCGGCCGTCTGGGAAGCGGTGCGGTGCATCTTGTCGGATCCGGAGGCGATGCTGGATGGCTACAAAGGCTCGATGGCCAGGCAGGCAGAGAGGCAGCGGGCGACCAGCGACCGGACGGCATCGCTGAGGGACAAGGCCGCGAAGCTCGAAGGGGGGAAGGCGCGGCTCCTGGCGGCCTATGCCGACCCCGACCTGCAGATCACGAAGGCCGAGTACCTGGCCCAGCGGGAGCGCCTCGAGGGCCAGCTGAGGGATGTCGCCCGGGCCATGGTTGAGTTGGACGCTGGAGCTCCACAGAGCGCCGGCCCGGAGGCCGTGGCGTCGTTCGAGGTATTCGCTCGAGGCATCGGGGAGGCCCTGTCCCGCGACGACCTCCTGACTGTCGCCGATCGGCGGCAGGTGCTCAAGGCGCTGCGATGTCGAGTGGTTGTGGACCTGGATGGCCAGGCCGTACTCGAAGGCTGGTTCGGCGAGAGCGTGGGCGTGTTGACCTCGACATCAGCAAGTCGCGCTCTCCGCCACCGCAGTCTCTCTCAGACGCATA